TTGGCCGGCCCCACGGCAAGGGTCTCGGGGGATGAGATGGTGTATGGGTTTCGGCATACCCGCGGCGGATTTTCGGCGACTGGTGCGGGAGGTGTCCGAGGGGCTGACCCGGATGGACCGACCGGACGTGTCGAGGGCGTTCGCCGAGGCGGCGAGGAGGGTGCGCGGATGACGAGCCTGCGGGACAGGCCGCTGGTGGCGGCGATGGTGGCGACGGCGATACGGGAGGACCGGTGGCCGGTGGAGGCGTGGGTGCCCGGGTGCGAGCACGGGTGGCTGGTGGTGGGGAGGGGCTGCCTGGAGCAGTGGGCGCAGTGGCACGGGACGGGATGGGCCCGGGCGAGGAACCCGGGGCCGTACGTGAGGAGGATTCTGGAGGAGGTGGAGAGGGATGGCTAGGAAAAGGAAGATGCGGGGGCGCGGCAAGGCGCTGGACCCCAGGCAGAGGGCGTTCGTGCTGGCGTACGTGGCGAACGGAGGGAACGCGACGCAGGCGGCACTGGACGCCGGGTACACGAGCAACCAGAACTCGGCGAAGACGATAGGGTGGGAGCTGGTGCACCTGCGCGCCAACGTGGCGGAGGAGATTGCCCGGCTGAGGGAGGTCGCGGCGAGGAACGCCCAGGCGGACGCGACGTACATACTGAGGAGCATCAAGGAGGTGGCGGACGCCTGCAAGGTGCGGAGGTACGAGCTGGACGAGAAGACGGGCGCGGTGACGGAGAGGGGGGTCGTGGACTCGCCCGGGGCCCTGAAGGCGCTGGAGCTGCTCGGGAAGAACCAGAGGCTGTTCGTGGAGTCACTGGACGTGAACATGAGGAGCGAGCTGTCGGGCGTGTCGGACGAGGAGCTGATGAGGGTGCTCAGGCAGGCGCAGGGAGAGGCCGGGCCCGCCGGGGGGACCGAGAAGAAGGGAAGGAAGGGCAAATAATCACATACTCATGTTGCCCCATATAACCAAGGAACAGGCGAGGCGCGAGCTCGAGTCCAGGGTGCTGGCAGACCCGCTGGCGTACGCGCGGACCAGGCCGAGCCACAACCCGGCGCAGGTGCGGGCCATAAAGGCCATAGAGCGCGGGGACCCCATGACCGTGTGCACGTTCGGCAACGGCACGGGGAAGACCCACCTGCTCATCTCGTGCTGGTCCGCCATCATGTTCGGGACCAAGAACCCCCTGTTCCAGAACGGGATATTCAAGGAATGGCCCAAGTCATGGCCGAAGAGCGCCAGGATATGCGCGCCGTCGGAGCTGCTGGGGGACGGGGACGTCATACAGAAGCTCATGATGAAGCTGTTCCCGAGGGGGAAGTGGGAGCAGGGGAAGAACCACAAGGCGATTCACTGCCAGGGCAGGACCTCGACGGGATGGGACTGGGACGTGCTGACGTACGACCAGGCGGTGCTGCAGGCGGCCGGCGAAACCAAGGGGCTCATACTGTACTCGGAGCCTCCGCCGAGGAGGCTGTTCAACGAGAACGTGGCCCGTCTCCGCGCGGGCGGCATGCAACTGATGGAGATGACGCCGATGAACATGTCGGCGTGGGTGCTGGACGAGTACATCGACAAGGGGGTGCTGGTCAACGACAAGGGACGGGAGATAGGGAAGATAAACCACATAGAGGGTGACATCTGGGACAACTGCGACGAGAAACCGGGCGGGCAGCTGAGCAGGACTGCCATAGAGCTGACTATCTCCCAGTACACGTCCGAAGAGCGCGAGATGCGCGAGAGGGGCACCTTCGGCAGGCTGATGGGGAGGATTTACAAGACGTACGACCCCCTGGTGCATGAGATAGAGAGCCTCGAGCCCTGGCACAGGGAGTGCTTCGACCAAGGCAAGTACACGCTGTACAACGTCATAGACCCGCATGACCGGAAGGCCTTCGCAATCGGGTGGTACGCCGTGTTCCCGAACGACGACATCGTGGTAATGGCCGAATTCCCGGACGATTCCATGAAGATGTTCCACGATATGCAGAGCTTCGCCTGGAACACCGAGGAGTACGCGGAGATGATACGGGCCACGGAGAAGGCGGGCTTCGGGAGGCCCTCGGACTACAGGTGGGTGGACCCCAATTTCGGGCAGACCGTGAAGGCGGACACCAAGAAGACGGTGCGGCAGACGCTGTTCGAGTGGGGGCAGAAGAACGAGTGGCCGATGAACTACGGGCTGCCGAACGACGCCATACTGGACGGGCACCTGGCGGTGAAGGAGAGGCTGGGGGACCCCGCAAAGGGGACAAGGCCCAAGCTGTACGTGATGAAGCACTGCAGGAACCACACGTACGGGTTCACGCATTACGCGTACAAGGAGAACAAGGACGAGACCAAGGGCGCGAGCGAGGCACCACAGCTGGTTTACAAGGACTTTCCCGACATAGTAAGATATCTCTGCATCATGGGACCGAGGTACGTCGACAGGTCCCTGCAGGCGGCGCAGAGGCCGCGGCTGTACAGGAAGGCAAAGTACCCAGGGAGGGAGTCATGAAGCTGATAAGGCCCAAGGCCAGGCCGATATTCGAGTTCGAGGTGTGGCCCTACAAGGACGGCCGCGTGGTGGCGCACGCCACCTGCAACAGGTGCGGCGAGAAGTTCAGCATGACATTGCGTGTCAACTCTCATGCCCTCCCGGCGCTCCTGGCCAACGAGGCCTTCATCAAGGCCAGGCTGATAAAGGTGGCCTCGGAGAAGCACTTCTGCGACGAGGAGTCCCTCGTGCAGGACAAGGCGGAGACCAACCGAATAGTGAACAAATGGCACGAGTACAAGATAAAGGCCAAGAGGGCCTTCGGGGAGAAACATGAAAAACCTGCTAGAAACGCTTGACGAGAAGGGCCGCGAGGCCCTCGCCGCGAAGCAGATGAAGCGCCTCGACGCGTCTTCGAAGTACTACGACCCGTACTTCGAGCGCTGGAAGGTGTTCCACAAGATGTACCATGCCCTGAAGGACGACGTGGACGACACGGACGAGCCGAACGCGTGGATACCCGTGGCGTACGGCATAGTCGAGGACGCCATAGCGCGCCTCGTGACCCCGCTGCTCCAGAAGCTGCCAATAACCGTGAAGGCCAAGGCCGCCAAGTATGCCGGGAACGCGGACAAGTATTACAATGCCTGCAAGGAGTACTTCGGCGGGGACGACTACCGTCTGGACCGCATAGCCGCGGAGCGCGAATACGCCATAACCGGTAATGGCTGGGAAATTTACTCCTGGAAGAACGAGTGGCTGCACGGCAAGGAATGGCAGGACGTGGAGGCGGAGGAGGAGGTGGAGTACCCGCTGTCCTGGATGGGCAAGCTGGCGCAGATAGTAAAGGGCAAGGCCACCGTGCGCGCGCCACAGGAGGTGGACAAGGAATTTCCCTACAGGGTGGGGCCGCACACGCGTTTCCCGTCTGTGTTCGCGATGTTTCCCGAGCCGGGCATAAAGAACACGGACAGGATGAACTGGGTGATAGAGGCCGAGGGCGCGATATCGCTGGACGAGCTGCGCAGGGCCACGTACATAGACCCGGTCACGAGGGAAAAGAAGCAGGTGTACGACCTCACCGAGCTGCTCAAGTCGGTGGACGGGGACGAGTCGAAGCTGCGCCCGGAGCCGCCGGCGTGCGCGAAGCACGCGGACGAGATTTCGGAACTCATCGCGGACAGGGCGCACGACTCGGGCGTGGACATGGGCGAGCCCGCGGTGTACATCACCAGGACCTTCCAGAAGGACAACAGCATCATAGTGGTGGCCAACGGCAAGTACGTGATACAGGCCATAGCGGACGTGTACCACTACCCGGTGATGCCCGTGCAGCTCCGGTGCTACACGCGCGACAAGGAGAACCTTTTTGGCAAGGGCATAATAGAGCCCATAGTGGACCTGCTGTACGAGGTGAACGACGTGCACAACATGTCGTTCCAGAATTGGATTCGCGTCATCAACAAGATGGTGGTGTACGACGAATCCGTGATAAAGTACCCGGACGACTTCACCCCGAAGGCCGGGGGAAAGATACGCGCGAACCTGCTGGCGGGCGGGAACGTCAGCAACGCGTTCGCCGCGGTGGACCATGCCGACGTGGCTGGCTCCATGATAACCATGGAGAGCCAGACCATGGGCAAGATAGAGAAGGCGATATCCATAGCCGACCTGACGCCGGGGGCGCAGGGCACGAAGGCGTACCACAAGACGTACGGCGGGCTCATGGAGATTCAGGCGTCCTTCGCCAGGCGCTTCGCCGTGATAGCCATGCAGGACTTGGCGTACCTCACGAAGCAAATGCGCGTAATGTATTGGATGTTCCAGCAATTCATGTTCGACGACATGCCGGTAGGGCAGTTCAACGACGGGGTGTTCAAGGTGGAGACGTACCGCCGCGAGGACTTCGACAGCGGCGGGCAGGGATTCATCTTCGTGCAGACCAACGACCCCAGTTTCGGCGACGCAGCGATACAGCGCAACCAATTCATGGTGCTGTTCGAGCAGCTGATGAAGTACGAGACCTTCCGCATGACCTCCAAGGACCCGGAACTGATGCGCGCCGCGGTGGACAAGGTGCTCAAGCTGCTGCTGGAGG